GTTATGGGTCCGGTTGACTAGACCGGTACTAGCTTTAAAGGATACGGTTTACCGAATACCTTTATGCTATCTACCTCCAAGGAACTCTTGTAGAATTCCTTGGCTATCGACCATGAAGTTCTGTAAAGAACTTCACGACCTCTAGCGTAATAGTCAGATAGATTTACGGGTCTAGTATCAACGGAATATATGCTTCTCAGCATAGTTCTATCGAACTTATCAGTAACACTAATCTTCCTTTCAGAATTCTTTTCTGAATAGATTATGTTATTGATAACATTCTCGTTGTAGTAGCTCGTAAAAGGTAAAGACTTATAACAATAATTTGTTTTAAGTTCTCTATCCTTACCTATAATCATTAATAACTTAAATATACGCCTATTGTCGGTTTTCCGAAATAATTGTCTATTTAAGTCTTTTCTTTGGTTACCCTCCTTAATAAGCATTTCTCTCAGGATTTCGTTTGCGAAAACCTGAGCAAATGCTGGATTATTAAGGACAGGGCTAGAGTAATATCTCTTTACGATCTCAACTAGTTGGGGTCCTAAAGTGATACTCGTACCCTGTAGGTAATCAAGAATTTTTAATGATAGGTCAACCATAGGTTTAACCTTATGGTATCTCCTTGAGGAGAATTTTTGAATTCTTCTCATATAGGAATCTACCCAAATATTCCTCTCAACATTCCATCCTTTAGCCTTGAGTTCTTCAACAAGAAAGGATATACACAATGTGTAATTTCTCCTATTATTGTAGAAAGAACTAAGACTTAGGGGCGAAATATTGAATCCTTTGTATCGAATCTGTTTTGCAAATTCGAAACCGTAAGGTGAGGTATAGGTCTTAGAAGGTTGGAATGGGATATCCCATTCTGAAAGTAACTGCTTATATTCTCTAGCAACTTTATCGTTACCGATGACAATATCGTCACCGAGTAACATATAAGGAAGTCTAGAAAATTGGTAATTACTCCTTCTACAGGCCAGCCATACAAAGAAATGGTGAGCAAGAGCAAATGAGGTGAATGATGAGTAGAAACCCATAGGATTTCCTGTAAGATAATTGATTTTACCTTTACAAGAATCAAATGGATAGTCTACCATGATTCCTTTCCATGCATCAGCATAGGTCCTATTAGTGTATATCGATAACATCTCCTTTTGAATATCAATTGGAAATCTATCGGTAGCACTAGTTAGGTCTATACTGTGATACATATGACCAGGATCAGCTTGTAACGTG